ATAGACATCTTCACCAGTATTTTTGAACTTCAACATTAGTTCATTGAAGATGGGCGTATTTTGGTAGACCGTCATAGTGCCGGTGCCATTCCAGCTAGTGGTTTTATTACCCTGGCCGGTCTTGCCCAGAATGGATACTTTCTGTTTTTGCTTTTCGAATTTGGCTTCAAACTTTTTACCCTGCATTAGCAGGTATCGGTTACTCTCTATGGTGACAAAGCACTCAGCAAGTTTAGCGCTTACTGCGTCCCTGGCCTGCATTACTTTTTGCATCTAAAGCCCCTCCTTTCTTACTTGACGATAACCGTCATATAAAGCTTAGTCATGCAATTAACCGGCTGTACCGGATCGGTCACAGTAACGGATTTTTTATCATTACCTTTCGCAACAACAACATCATCCGGGTTAAATTCTTCAATAGCCTGTATACCTTCCAGTTCCTGATGATACTTCACAAGATCGTTCCAGAAGGAAATGCGGCCTGCGTTATTATTTTGCACTTTGCCAAGATACTGCGTATTAAACAGTACTGCAATGTCGTTAGCGATTTGGTCAAGCACGCGGATAGTTTGATTTGAGTTAAAGTCAATATTCTTTTCCGGTGTGACACTCACGAATGAATTGATATCATCCAGCACATGAACCTCATCCCCCACCTTGTGAAACATGAAGGAGCCTGCTTTCATTGCCGCCTCTAATGCGGACTGCTTATAGTCCACAAAGAAGGTAAATTCACCGTCATAATTCTTATTGGTATTAGACCGGTTAACAGCGCAGGAAGCACTGGCACCAGTTACCCAATACACAGCGGCTGACTCCAGTTCACCGCCTAGCGTTTGATTCTTTATGCTAATAACGCCTTCATAGTCCGCTGCTTTATCATAAATAACTGTTTGGAACTTCGCCCCTACTTCATCCCTCATGCGCTTCGTATAGGCCATATACAGACTCTTAATAGTTTCCTCTGTCGATAAGCAACCCAGCGTATTGAATTTATAAGCCTCGAATTTATCCAGCGCGGTCTGATACTGTGTGCCGGTAATAGCTGCACCGTTAGTCCCTCCGGTAAGAGGTGTAGCGGCTGTCACGGCTAATGTCGCTCCGGTTTTAAAGGTCACATAATCATTTGCCACTAGGGCGGCAGCATTTGCCACTGTCTGCAAATCAACCAACGTAGTACCTATCATAGTTGACACGTCAAAATTTGCTGGAACATCAACGTTAGAGGCTATCACAATCTTAATGTCATTGCCCCGGATACCGCCATATTTTGCCGTAGCGAAGGTGTTCTGAGCTTTTACAGCCGTATTATTTAACCGGTAGAAATAACCGATTCTGAGGTTAAGGAACAAATCACGCAAGCCCTTTAGCTTGTCGCTTGTGTAATCATAGCCAAATATCTTCAGTGAGTCAGATTGGAAGTCTACATTTTCTACTGTGAACACTTCGCCTTCTGGCCCCCAATCCAGTTCAAGGGCTAATGCACCGTAGCCCCGATCTGAGAGAGTCGCGGACGCCCTGATAAGAGAAATGAAGTTAATATAACTCCCCGGTAGTGTCTTATTTTGCACAAGAAATGTGCCGCCACCTAAAGCCATTAGTCACCCTCCTTTACTTTTGGTTTATCAAATTCTTTTTTCAAAAACGCATTAATCAGCTTATCGACTTCAGCCAGCTCATACGACTTGTCTTCTGCCAATAAAACAGAAAGCAAGTCCCGCCGTTCCGCATATTTCTTGGCAGCCAGGATTTGCTGCTTGCTGAATTTTGCTACCGGTTCTGCCGGTGTTTCCGTTTTAGCCACTGTTTTTCACCCTTTCTATAATTTCTAAATCCTCCATAACCGGATCAAGATCAACAACTTTACGGATTCTAAGATCATAGTTCACAAAGAAATGCAGCACACCGTCAGTCACTTGATGCTTCATTTTGGATCCCCGGACCAAATTGCCGTCAACCGTGATATACTCCAGTTCCATATTCAACGTATCCACTACACCATTAACTTCCGTGGTGTAGTTTTTCGCTTTTGGGAAGTAATGAAGATCAAAGGCTTGTTCCCGGTTGTAGGTAGGACCTATTTCCTGCTGCTGTCTGCCGGTCAAGCAGACAAGTAGAAAGCAGGGTTCCTTTAAACCCTGCTTAACCTCATCAATATAAATTTCATACCCATTACCGAATGTTGCATTTAGCTTTCGGGCAATGCCGGTCATAGTTTCGTTAAGCATTGAACGCATCCCCTAAGTATTTCATTAATTTCTTTTCCAGAATCGCCGGGGCTTGGCTGTCCAATTCTTCTTCACTTATTGTAAGCATGAATTGGCCGTTTACCCACCCCTTGCCGCTCCCGGTCCGGTGTCCAAACTCAACATATGACGCATAATTAACCGGGTTAATAAGTTCAATCTGATAGACATTACCTATCTTGGTTAAAGTCAAGGTCTGAACATATTGTTTAGCGTTTGACTGACCTTTGCCTTGTGCTTCAGCCTCGGTTGAAGCTGTCCACCCTCGCCGCAAAGTGCCGCCATTCTTACCTTCCCCTGCATACTGCCCTACTGGCGTTCGCTTAATGACCTTTGCCAACAGTCGAGCAGCCAGCTCCTTCGCGCAGTCTTCACAGAATTTATCAACGTCAACACGGTCAAGCTTTTCCAAGCGTTTTTGCAATTGCTGCAGCTGCTTAAAATCACATGTGCCCCACTTACCCATTTACGCCCACCCCTGGAACAGCTCAATACTGATTTCTTGATGGTTGGTATAAACGGCAGGTTTGCTGCTGCTTTGATAATCGGCTGTAACATCATTCTGTACAACCGTTATCTTGCTCCCTGGCTTAATTATAATTTCAGGTGCAATGAACAGTGTAACGGTCTGTGTAACAGAGGCCGCACCATCGGAACTTGAAGTGCTGGCAATGGTTTTGTAAGATAACCGACAAGGCTGATCCGTTAATACAGCAACTTCTTGTTGCGTAGATATTTTGGTGTCGGGATCTTGCACTGACTGATATTCATACACGGTACACTTCCCTTTGTATAGGCTTTCAATGGCCTTACGCGTAGGGCTTACCATCGGATACACCTATAAGCGGCAAAATCTACTTCACTGTGCAGCAGATACTTTACCAAAGCGTCATATTTAGCCTCTGCGCTTGCGGAAGTGTCAAAGGTGACAGTTGTATCGCCCTCGGTTATTTGCTTCACTACCGCCTCAAATTCAATGCCTACGTTCTGGCCGCTTTGCTTCTTACCGTAAAGGAATTCCCCGCAAACCATATCTACAGCTACAGAGCGAAGCCCTTCCGGTACTTCGCTCACATTGCAGCTATTTTTGATATGTGCTTCAACTTTTTCAATACAGAAAGTAAGTATCCAGTCATCAACGGTGGTTGTCACATAGCCAAATGACTCCAGGCGTTTTTTTACCTCTTCTTCCATAACAATTAGCCCTTCGAGATAATCCGGGCAATTGGAATCGCCTTGTGCTCAATGTATTTCCGGGCAGCACCTGCACCGCCATCATGGACCAGTGTCCAGTTTGCGCCGTTTTCCAGTTCGGCAGCTGTCGGGGATAACGTTGCCTGGCTTGCTTTGGTATAGCTAATGCCATAGGGAGCAAAACATTTCCGCTGGCGACTGTACAGCGTATCCTGACCGCCGTTGGTTTTCGGATCACGGCTCATTTCATATGGCACCTGTGCACCAATGTTTTCATAGTCAAACGCACCTTCACCAAGTACGTAGGTTGTGTATTTGGTGTAGGCTGGGGTTTCCCCGTCAGTGGGAACGTCCTCAGTAGGCATAGAATCGTCAATCAGGACAATCCTGCCGTTCCAGGTTCCTAAAGACAGCTCGCGCTCAATTCCATTGGCATCAGTCTGTTTCAGGTAAGCCAACAGTTTTAAGTTCTCAAGATTTGTTGCTACTGCCGAATGCATAACAACAATCCTAAATTTAGATTTATTGTCTCCACTGGCCTGCTGAATAGCTGTGTTTAAAGTAGCGGCTCCCACTAAAGCAGCTTCAGCAGTGTTGACTGTAATATCATAGGTGTGACCGTTAACGAATTTCAGGTTATTGGCGCCGGTCATGCTAAAGATCCCTTTCAGGATACTTAGCAGTGTGGCCTGGTCAACATCATCCCAATATCCTGCAACCTGTACAGCTACATTGTCCATAAATCCGGCACCGCCGGTAATATCTTCGGCAAAGTCGCCTTCTGTCCAGGCTTTAGCCCTGCCAATAACTACAACGCCCCGTTCGAAGGTGGTGGTGCTGGTTGCTGTAATGTCGGTAGTGCCGTCATAATTGAGCGGATCACCATCAAGCAAACCGTACATCGGCAAAATAGCATATGCAGTACCCGTTTGATTGCTGAACGCAGTACGAATGTCGGTATTGGCTTTTAATGCTTTGGATTTTACCAGCTCATTTTTCTTGGTTTGCGGAATACGGGCAACATATTTACCAAATGCCTCTGCATTAAAAGATTTAAAATTAAATTTCATGTTCTAATTTCCCCTCTCTTTTTTTAAACTTCCGCGCCAGGATTTGCTTCCATGTAGGCGCACAATTCGGTATAGTTCATTTCACTAGGCTTTTTGTCAGTGGAGTATGTCTTATCTTGTCCTTCGCCTGGTTTCACTCCCTTAAACTTTGTGGGAGCAGGGGCGGCGGCATCGAAGAGGAATTTAGTCCCTTCTTCTGTTTGCAGCTTTTTAATCTGATCAGCCAGACCTTTAATAGATTCTCCTTCCAGTTCAGCCTTTTCGAGGTCAAGTAAAGCCCTGACGGCTTTCAGGTTTTTGGCCTTCGCTCCAGTCAGGGCTTTGTCGACGGCAGTATCAATTTGCATTTGCTTGATTTTGCCTTCGTATTCTGTTTTATTGGTTTTATTGGTTTCCTGCAATTCTTCAATTTTCTTTTGCAGACCGGCAGCATCAACCTTTTTCAGTTCCTCCAGCTGTTTGTCACGGGCCTTGATATCTGTTTCAAGCTGCTGTTTTGCTGTCACCTCCTTGTCATGCTCCGATTTGACCACATACCCTTTCAACTCTTCCCCGCTGGCGGCGGCTACTTTGGTTGCCGTTGCATCATCCAGGCCCAGGGCGAGTAATTGTTCTTTTGTCATACTATCAATCTCCCTTTTAATTTTTAACATAAAAAATAAGCGTTATAAACGCCTATACTACATAACATCCTTGTTTTATTTTCCAGTAATTTCTATACTCAAAGTATCAACTCGAATTATGTTGAAATAACACGAAAGGAGTAAACTACTATGCCAAACCAACATGTAACACCAAAAGGCGATAAGTGGCAAGTTAAACCTGCAGGCGGTCAAAAAGCTACTAAACTTTTTGATACGCAAACAGCGGCAATTGATTATGGTCGTAATATCGCCAAAAATCAAGAAACCGAACTTGTTATTCATCGTCCTAATGGTCAAATTCGCGACAAAGATAGCTATGGAAATGACCCTTCATCGAGCAAAGATACTAAATTTTAGTAGGTGTTAATTTAACAACAATGCTTGGGTTTGCGGTAATAACTTGTTCTGAAGTTATTACCGCAATTTCTTTACTATTTGCTTCATCATAGACAACCAATCTACTAAATTTGTCAGATAATACATTGTTTGTATCGGACACACCAAACCCCTCCTTTCAAATTTTTGAACTAATAAAAAAGCACCCACACAAAACCTGTGTAGATGCTTAACTAACCGGCAATTCAATTAATCTTAGTTCCCTGGGAACCTTTAAACCGTCTTTTTCGGCTTCTTCCTGCAGCTTGATATCATCGGCAATCATTTCATCCGTATAACCAAGCTCTTTTGCTCGTCTTATGAATTCATCTTTTTCCAAGCGGCATACTCCCTTTCAATGGTTTCCCCTATTTCCTTGGCAATAGATCTTGGATTCGGGTTATTACAATACTCTGCCCAGGCTTCAGCAATAAATTCGCTGTACCGATTTGGATTGTTATTCTTCCAGGCATATTTCGAAAGTTCTTCCGTAATTTGGTCATTCGTCCGGGCATCAAACAGTTTTTGTATGTTCTCTTTGCTGGACAGTTTCAGCATCTTATCCAGCTGATGTCCCATTTCATGATCCAGGACGGATTTAACCGTATCACAGCCGATAGGATGGAATTTACCAGCTACATCAGCCTTTAGACTTTCCAGCAGCTTAGTAATATCGTTACCTTGAACGGAATTAAAAGTAATCCCAGCAAAGCGCCTAAATGGTTCTTGTTGAGGCGCCCAACTTGAAGCGTAAGAATTAGAGGGAACCTTTAACTTATTCATGATTTTTTCTATTTCATTATCAACATGCCTCTCTATTCTCTCAAGGCTCGCGTTAGGATTATGCTTGATCATCTGCTCCAGGTAATACTGCCGCACTATTGGCTTCATGGTACTGTTCCGGGCGTGGGATTCACCGACAAAACCAAACTGCTGTTTTAACTCCGGGAACTTAGCAAAATTGGCAGCTAACCCTTCATTCCAGCCGTTTGCTACATCAACATGCAAGCCTTTATAATCGGCATACTCTATGCCCAGTGTTTCAGTAGCATATTGATTGGCTTCCTGAATGGTTTTAGCCGGTGTGAAGCTTGCTTTCACTATATCAGTTTTCGCAATTTCCTTCAATCCATCTTTTGAGCCACCATCCACAAAAGTTTTCTTCCAATCCTCATACTTCATGCTGTCCGGTACATAGTAGGTTTTACCTTCTGCATTCCTTGCAGCTCTAAAGCCGGTATTATCGTCGAAATACGGGACTGTAACAGTACGGCACCAGCAATGAAAAGGCGGAGCGGTAACACCCACCTGGTAATCCTTCATTTCAAAGACTTTACCATCTAACTGCTGACAAATCAGCGAGGTTTTACCATCCAATGTCGCTACAATCTCATACCGCTCCACATCCAGGTCATTAAAGCAGTCCCGCTGTGCTGCAGACGCAAAAAATGCAGATTCGGTCATCACTAACCGGCCTGCATTATTTTTAGTAGTCTCAAATTTTTGGGCTATGGTTTTAATCAATCTATCCGGTGGATCGCCGCGAATGATTGTTTGCGTCAGCTCGGTATGAAGTGTATTAACAAGCTGATCCTTTGCTGTCCAGCAACGATTAGTGAAATTCTTACCGTCAGCTGTCCAGGGCTTATTCATTACCGCTACTAACTGCCGGTTATTAAACTTTTGCAGGTCATAACCGACATTAAAACCGCGCTGCACTTCATAGGCGGTATAGTAATAACCATTGGAATAGATATTCCGCATGGTTCGCTCTAATCCGTCAACCTGGTTGCCATACAGGACTTCAACTTGCTGCTGCATTTGGAGCTTTAAGGCCTCCAGACGGGTTATATGCACCCTGGCTGAAGCGTTTTCAAGCTGTTTCAGCCATTGGCCATTTATAGCGTTTTCTTTGCCATACTTGATATACTCCTGAACGGTCCACTTGAATTCCTTCAGTTCTGAGGAATTCAGCAGCCGTTTAGCTTCAGCAAAGCTAATCTGATTATTTTGAGCAAAGCGGCCGTACCAACCTGCGATTTGATCTTCTAAGGATTTAGCAGCTAGTTTGTACTGGCGTTCCAGGTCATCATAATAGGCAAGGCCCTGCTTTAATTGTTCTTCTTCCAGGAGTTCAAACCGTTTACGCCAATAATCGCTATGTTTCATTCAAATCACCAGGCTTGTCAAATGCTGCCCTGTATTCATCCATTTCTGACTGCTGCTGTGCCTTCTCATCAGCAATTCGCTTCAGTTCCAGTTTTACGTCAGTTGTCCAGGGATGCTGACTCACGATAGTTTCATTCGAGATAACACCCATTGATTTAGAACAGTTGTCAATGCTCTCTGTTTCATTGATCAGGATATCCCGGTTAAAGATCACATTGACCGTTTCTCCGGAGTAGTCGCCCTGGCCGGTATTGGCAAGATGCATATTCACAAACCATAATAGTTCCTCAAAGGAAGCTTGAAATTCAGTCTCCATGCCGTTGGCGTCCAGGTCAATGTCACTGTACATGCTTTGAATGTTCATCTGATTTGGATTGCCTGTCATGCGGTCATCCTTGGCATCATAGCCCCGTCCGTTTTCAATTAAAGCTTTCTTCAAGAGCTTTAAAATGATTTCATAGTTTTCTGCATTGACCGTGATTTCCAGTGTGTCCAACCCACCGCCAACACCGTCAATTGTCCTGACCTTAACCACACCATACTGACTGAGGTTCTTTCGGAATTCCCCAAGGTCCGTACCGTCATAATTCTGCAGCACAAGGATAGTATTTCGGGCATCTTCCTGCATATTGTTTTTGAAGTCGCTGATCAGATCGTTCACGCCATCTTGCAAGGACTTTACCCTCTTAATGAGTGGGATTTCCTTATTGTTAAACTTAAAGGCTACAAGGGGAACTCTGTCCCAATTGTAGCCTTTGGTATTGCCGTCAGCATCTTCAATTAACATGTGTGTAGTCGAAGGGTTTTCAACGTCCGGGATTAAGCTGCCTTTCAGTTCATACCGGTGTATGCCCTGCTTATCATAAATTTCAACCTTCGTAACGGTAACTTCGATTGTGCCTTCATAGGCTTCCACCTGGTACACTCTAACGGCAAAATCTAATACGGTATGTTCAGCATCGGCCCAGAACGGCAATATCTCGTAAGAGGGGAACCGTTTAAACGTGAGCTCGCCCTGGTCATTATAATACGGATGCAGCCAGGCTATGCCGCCGTTTAATGCATCCTCACCAAGATTCCGCAGCGTCCGGAGGAATCGTTTGTTTAAAACAGTTTTCAGCAGCTCACTGTAACTGTCGTCCTCAGCTTCAAAGGTGATCGGCTTTGCCAGCAAGTAATTAGTTTTCTGATCGACCAACTTACCATATTGGTTATCTACCACTCTGTTATTCGGCAGGTTTTTTACCTCTACCAGTTCACCCTTCTCGCCAATCACTGTGCGGCGGCGGCTCAGAATGTCATGATCGCCCCTGAAATACTTCTCACCAGTTATCATATCCCGGCGTATTGGCGAAGTTTGGAACTTGGTTAGTTCCATTTCAATAAATTTTAAATCGCTCATGCGGCTACCGGCTCCGGTTTTAATAAGCTGATTAAATTGTCCCGTTTGGTCTGTCCAATACAAATACTATCACCTCCTGTTAATCAAATCCCATTCTGTTGCCCTGGCCGATTTTTTCAGCTATGCCGGTTGTTGCGTCCGGGGCATCATCGTTCTTGTTTTTGCCTTCCTTCTGGTATTTAACCATTGCCTCGTAGTATTCCGGCCACTGATCCCGCCAATTGACCGGAAAGTATATATGGTCCATGACCCAAGTACTATTTGATAGTATCCGGGCTTTCTTGTTTTTCGATTGATGGAAGGTATTAATTCGTGTTCGGTTGCTCCGGTGTTTAGTTTGCAGCAACCTTTCAACGGCCCTACCAAAACCCCGGCCACCATTGTTGCTTTCAACGTCAGCTACATCGACTTTATCCTCATGCAGCATTTTTGCTGTAGCCGGTTCAGTGTCCTCCATTGGTGCTTTAGTGTAAAGTACATTCAGGACATAGGCTTCTTTCTCATATTCGCCATAATTGATGCTGCACAGGTAATCTTCCCCGGTATCGGCCGTATCCGTGTAATTTTTGATTGCGGTAAATAGCGGATTACCGTTTTCATCCATCGGTAGACGGCTATAGGTTTTGAATTTGCTGTATAATCGGCCTTTCAGGTCAATCGGCTCTTGTTGATAATTAGCTGAAGCAATATCAGCACCCATTGCCTTTTTCTTGGCTTCATAGCTTTTACGGGATAATACTTCTTCACAAAGCATAGTACCGTCATCCTGTAACGCTTTCATGCAGATATGACGGATTTTTGCTCCCTGCTCCCGATAATGATCTAAAGCCCGGCCTGCAAGGTCATCTGAAGCCCAGCGAGTCATGATAATGATGATTTTGCCGCCTTCTTCAAGACGGGACAACATCGTATTAGTAAACCAGTCCCAATGCTTCTGCTTTACATCTTCGTTATTGGCTTCAGTGGAATTTTTGATTAAATCATCTATGAACATCAGGGAACAGCCAAAACCTGTTGCCGTTCCGCCTGGTGACGTGGCCAGGTAGCTATTATAACTGCCTTCTAAACTCCAAAGGTTCATAGCTCCGTCACCCTGTTGAATTTTTATTCCGGGAAATACGTCACTATAAACCGGCTTGTATGGATCGGCTTTGACTTCCTGAATACTATTACGGACATTCTTTGCAAACATGGTTGACAGAGTTTCATTGTATGAGCCGGTCATAACTTTTTCATTTTTGTTCTTACCGAATACCCACTCAACAAAAAGACCTGCTGTTCTAGATTTCCCATGCCGCGGCGGCTCATTGATGATTAAAACCTCATCATCACCTTCATAGAAGGCTTGAAGTTCCTTGCACAGTTCAACGAGATATTTTCGGGAAGGTTTATAGAAATTAGGCGCTTTAAGATTGCAATAAAAAAAGAACTCACGTTTTGCAAGTTCTGTCTTTGCTCTTATTTGCGCTAATCGTTTATCATACATCCTCTTCACCAGCTATTTTTAGAAGCTGTTCCCGCGTCAAGCCTTCAAAGGGGTCATTCCTTCTAATATTGGCATCAATTTCTTTCCGGTCCCGCCATTCAGCCGGTTTACGATTCTTCAGCCAAAAGATTTGAGCTGTCGTATCAGGCTGCACTTCTTTTACAACCTTCTTTGTAATCTCGAATTTATGTTTTTGGGTAGATTCATTGTAAACTCGTTCCCTGGTAACTTCTGTAAACTGATACCCCAATGCCCGTTTTAATAAAGCATTCTCAACCTGGATATCAACAACCTCTTTACCCCTTTTTAAGGCGTCAGAAATGTCAGGATAGAGTTTTTTCCATTCATACAATGTTGTCCTGGTAATACCTATATTTGAAGCAATCTGTTCATCCGTCAAACCATTGCGCGCCCATGCTTCCAGCTGAAGCAAACCTTCAGCAGTTAACCATTCTTCATATTTTCCTTTAGCCACTGAAGGATCACCTCACTTTCAGCTATTTCCATACTTTTAGTACAGGGCTTGACTTATATCCTTTTGCCGTAGGATGACAGTTTGCATTGTAAGGCTGTCGCATAAGCTGCTGATAGTCCTCATTACGTTTCGCCCTTCGGTACGTTACACACTGACGATCCACAATGCCGACTTGCCCGGCATTGCACAATTGATCAAGATTAAATTTGCAATCTTCACGGTTACATAGTACGGACATTGTAGCCCCTCCTGTTTTAGACAAATGAAAAACCGCCTACAATCTTGTAAGCGGTTCGCCTGTTATACTTTTGACACAATAACATTTTACCACGGTAAGAAATCCCAAATCAATTCCATGTCTTTCGCATTGCCGAAAGCCCGTCAAGCCCGAATATTAAAGCACTTAGCATCTCTGTACTGTCCCGGTTGTCTCGGTAATACGTACTTCTGTCAATATTCTCGATTTTACATATTTCCTCCATTTTTATTTTTTCTTCAGCTAAATATACCGCACATAATACTCGATATCGTCTTGTATCTTCTGGCTTATCAGACCTTTCGCAATAAATCTCATATACTTTTAGCATATTATCGACATGGGCCATTATAGTTTTAGTCCGAATAACACTGCTCTTCACAGCGTCAATGTACATATCTTTATCGCAGGTACCTAAAGATTCTAGAATCTCTATAGGGTTAGCAGATACGGCTGCAGTACTTCTGTCATAAACGGCCTTCTTGCAATACTCTTTTAGTGATTTATAATGTTTCAGAAGCATTCGAGTATTCCACAGCCGGGTATTTTTTTGTTCTCTTTTTCTCTCTTCAAATTGTTTATCCCAGGCTTCTAATGCTGCTTTTGCCCCGGCTTCACCAGCTATACGGATGATTTCTTCTTTATCCACTATGCCGCCTCCCTTCGTACTTGTTCAATCAAAGCCTTAACGGCTCTCATCATCGTTTCTTGCCCTTCCGCTTTACCATCTAAAGCCCTGGCCACCAGCTCGTCTACAGTGCCTACTGCCACCAGGTGATGAATAATGACGCTGTGCAATTGTCCTTGCCGATATAGCCTTGCATTCGCCTGCTGGTACAGTTCAAGACTCCAGGTTAGTCCGAACCAGACAATCATATGCCCACCGTCTTGAAGGTTCAAGCCGTGTCCTACAGAAGCGGGATGTGCCAACATCACCGGTACTTTCCCCGCATTCCAATCCGCGATATCTTTTGCTGTGTCCAATATCCTTGCTTTTGGGTAATGTGCTTGCAGTCTCTCCAAGTCGTGCTTGTACCAGTAAAAAACTAGCACCGGTTCACCATTGGCAGTTTCCACAATATCATCAAGGGCCGTTAATTTTGCATCGTGAATTTTGGTTACTTTCCCATTCTCGTCGTAGGCAGCACCATTAGCCATTTGCAAAAGCTTGTTAGATAAAACGGAAGCTGTATTTGCCACAATATCACCGCCGACCATTGGCAGTAACAAATCCCTCTCAAGTCGTTTGTATTGCTCATATGCGGCAGCCGGCAGCTTCACCGGTATAAAGTTGTCAATCCGTTCCGGAAGATTAAGCCAATCCTTTGCCTGCATACTAACGCAGATATCAGCTAGTTTTGCATAAATCGCTTCCTCTGCTCCGGGTTTCGGCTTCCAGCTAAAGATTGTCGTTCTGTTCCGTTTATCGGGTTCAAAATATCGCTCTCTGTAGCCTGTTACTGTCTTGCCAAGTCTCTCACCCTGGTCCAGTAGATAAATCTGCGCCCATAAGTCCATCAAGCTGTTAGGCCTCGGTGTGCCTGTTAGTTCTACGATGCGCTTGATAAAAGGTCTTACTTTTCGTAATGCTTTAAATCTCCTTGCTTTTGGTGATTTAAAACTAGAGGACTCATCGATGACAACCATATCGAAAGGCCACTTTTTACCGTAATACTCCACCAGCCATTCGACATTCTCCCGGTTAATGCAATAGATATCCGCTTTTTCCTGTAAAGCCCGTAATCGCTCACTTTCGGATCCTAGCACCTTTGCTATTTTTAAATACCGAGTGTGTGCCCACTTTTCCGATTCCCGGCTCCAAGTGTCATCGGCTACCCGTAACGGTGCGATTACTAAAACTTTCGCCACATCAAACCGATTATGCAATAGCTCAGCAATAGCCGTTAAGGTGCTTACGGTTTTACCCATGCCCATTTCTAAGAAAAGGGCCGATGCAGTTAAATCAATAATGCGGCCTGTTGCGTAATCCTGGTATACCTTAGGCTCGTACACGTTAGGCGCCATCAGCAAACTCCTCCTGAATAAAGGCCTCTACCCCTTGAACCGAATCAATGCAGTAAACAGTAAATCCTAACGCCTCCAACTCGGCTGCGCGTTTCATCTGCAATGGCTCCAGGTTCTTCCCCTCATCTTTCATTTCAACAAACACAATCCGGCCGCCTGGCTTTAAAACAATTCGATCCGGCACCCCTGACATTCCAGGTGAAACAAATTTCCAAGCCTTTGCCCCTCGTTTCTCAACTTCTCGCTTAAATCGTTTTTCAATCGTTCTTTCCATAATTATCGCCCTGGCAAGTACCACAGCCAGTTCCATTCTTCGTCGTATGTTAATTTGAACTGTCTGGATAAAATACCGATTTCATTTTTTGCCTGTTTAATATCTCTCTTAGAAAAACCTGCACTTTGCGCTTTATCATACACAACTTGAATCGGTAATGGTTTTTCTACTAACAATGCCATCAAAAAATTTACTGCCTCACTCACAAGTACCACTCCTATAAAAATATTAGCTGTGTCCAATGCGTGTGTCCGGTCGTTATTTTTCTCTTACGTGCGCTAATACAGCGTTTATGGCACTACGCGCGCGCTATATAATATCTATATTTATTATTTTTTATATTTAATAGAAGTTAATGGACACACCGGACACAGGAAACTATGAAGCCTTACGGCTAGACGGTTTACTGGTGTGTCCGGTATTGTGTCCGGTGCAATTTAAACCGGACACGCGGACACACCTAGACATTTGACTTTTCTCTGACTGCCGTGTCCGTCTCTATAGTTTGGACACACGTATTCTTTAATCGGACACATCAAAATCTTCTTTAACAAACGCCCTTTGAGGTCCATACAATTTGCCAAATCGTATCTTACCCGTTCCTTTTTCATAACGCTTCCACCCCGGCATACGGTACATTATATCCTTTACCTCTCGGGATTTCTGCACATCGAACATACGTGGATCGCCATTAAAGCATTCAGCCCAAATTTCTAAAGCACATATCTTGGTGCGTTCAATTGTCCCTTCTTCAGGCTGCCCAAAATCCCCACCATAGAGAAATTCGCGCCTTGCTCCCAAGTCCAAATCTTCCCAGTTAGGAGGTATTTTCTTATCAAGATACTCTTGAACTTGCCCGGATTTATCGGATTCCTCCATATATGCTTCTTGCACTTCTAGGGCCATAGATTTAATCTTTGCGTCGAGATATAGCGATTCGCCGTTCTGCCAAGCAATGGCGGCCTCGGCCCAAATTTGGTCGATTTCAGAATCAGTTAGATCGTTAAAAACATTTTTGTTTTTTTCCTGCGCTTCAATTTTTACCGGCCAGAACCGGCGATTGCCTGTTACATCACGTAGGAATTCTTCACGATTCGTACTCCCAAAGAAAACGCATTGCCTCGGAAAGTTAGAGGCATATTTACCATAGGATACACGGAATTTATCTACCTTTTTAGAAAGAAACTGCTTTATTGCTTCCACTTCTGCCTTTTTTAATGCAGACAACTCGCCCATTTCAACAATCCAAGTTCCCTGCAAAATTTCATAGGCCTCTTTACCTTGTACTGTCGTAAGAGAGTCTGAAAACCACTCCTTGCCGAGCTTTTGAAGTATATAACTTTTGCCAGCCCCTTGCCGTCCTACTAAGACAAGCATTTCATCAAACTTAATGCCGGGAACCATTACACGCGCAACTGCAGCAATCAACATTTTACGTGTGACCGTTCTTGTGTATTCATTATCTTCAGCGCCCAGGTATTCGATAAAAAGCCGATCAATACGTTCTTCTCCATCCCACCAAAGACTATTTAAGTAATCTCGAACCGGGTGAAACCGATTATACATTAGGACTTCTTTTAGTGCGTTAGAGATAATACCTTGCCCCGAAATATCGTATATTTTACTGAAGTAATTGTATAAACACGCTTCGTCGTCATCTTCCCAGAAAGTGCCGTGTTTTAGGTTTCTCCAAGGAAGATCACCGTTAATGACAATACGGTGGGCGAAATCATCTTTTGATATTTTTCCTGAAAGATTTGGATCATGCTGCAAAATTAAGATGGCGTTTTCAGGTGTTGATAAATACTTTCCTCGCTTATCGATATCTAACCTTGATAGCCAAGCTTTATCGTCCGCTTCATCGGCGTTGGTAAAGTCGTTATTAGCTTCTGCAAGACGTTCTTCACCCAGTAACTGCTTCACTTTAACGTCTTTAGTTGAAAAATCTAACATGGCCTTATAACTTGGTAATTTAACTGTCGGTGTATCAGGTTTTGCTTCTTCGTCCAGATGCCCGAACTTGTGCAAGCGTACCAGGTCAAAAGAATTTACCAGCTTGCCACTGATCGGATCAGTACCGTGATGAGAATAGGCGAATTTATCTTCATATAACACTAGCCCCGCTGCTGCTGTGCCGTTGGTGTAGGTGTACCGCCCTTCCATCGCGCAGGGCTCATATACATCAGACAGGAAAGCTTCAATCACTTCTGCAATTGAGTACGTGCGGCAGAAGGCCCCGACAACACCATTCTTTGCGTGTGGATCGCCCTGACGGTCCGCTAATTGTTTCCGGGCCTTATGCGCTCTCGAAGATTCTGGCCAGAAAGACTGATCACGCCAATCTTCATACCTGGCTAAAATCTTGTCAGGATCTAACCAAGGGCCGTCGTTATATTCGAAAAGGAAATCTGCATCAGCAGAAGTTGAAGGCCAGTACATCAGCCTGTGCGGTTGATAGGTTGTATCGTCGAATAGATCAATTCCAATATCCGCGGCAATACGGCGGGAAATCGCTTGATACTCGTCTGGCGTTACTGGCCGGGATAAGACGATCACTAAGCGCAGCCGGGGTTTTGTTGGCCGGTGCTTATGCGTGCTGTAAATGGCATACGCACAATTACCTAAAAGCAAATCGACTAAGGTTGTGAAATCCGGATCAGCAAAATCTGCGTCGAGTGTGATAATGTGGCGCCAGGCTGTATTGGTGGAATTGCGGCGGCCGCCTTTGAGCGTACCGCCTACAAACCCGCCTACGTCCTTTAATTCGTCCTGCTGGGGTTTGCTCATCTTGTCAAACTCATCGAGCGTTTCCCGCGTCCTGGTTGTTTGACTTAGCTTATCCACCAACTGGGACCATTGCATTTCCCGGTTCTTCCATTCCATTTCATGCCTGCTTCTGCCGGTAGCAATGGTGATCTTACCGTCATGCTTCAGCTTTATTGATTTGAATATTTCTTTTGTTTGAGTATTCACAAGGGCAATTCACCTCGCAATGCTTTAGCTATTCCGTCCAGCACATAATCCGGGCACGGTATAGCTACACTGTTGCCTAGCATCTTGTACCTGGTTGTATCCGGCTGCCCCATTGTCCAAAAATCCGGAAAACCTTGCAAGCGTTCACACTCTAAAGGGGTTAAGCGTCTTACGACATACCCTATGCGTACAGGGTTTTGATAGTTTAAGCTATGCCCGCCCCCCGACTTACTTTGCAATGTTCCGCTTAACTCCGGATTTTCGTACAGGTTGCGGCAGTCTACTGTTGCTACTGCTGCGCCCCTGCTATCAAGCGTGAACATCTTATTGTCTTCTCGATATCCAGGACCTGCGGGCCCTGCATTGTCGCTCCTACCAATTACACTGTGCTGTATCGCCACTACTGTATCCATATCCATTCGATAGGAAAGGTTTCCCTTAGCCAATAATGGATTTGATACTTCCGGAAATGCAACGGCAATTTGACTTGTAGTCTGCAAAGGTGGGGTGGCCTCATTCAGCACTGGCGCATTGTCGGATATGCTGGCGTTCGCTTTAAATCCAACGGCTGGAACAATTGGCACGTTATTACCACCAGTCCCCATCTTAGATAACAGTGTTGGTGAAATATTTATTGACTCTAAGACACGTCTTCTACCACCAATATCCCAGATTGGTATTCTAATGCCTTTTTCAGCATTGGGGGTAGCTCCTTGCCTCGTTCCTTTGCTCTCCGCAATATACCTCGGCAGGCTTTCGGGCTTAAATAATATTTCTCCGGCACGTCTTCCTCCAAAATCTGCGACAAGAAAGATGCGTTTTCTACGCTGGGGCACTCCCCAATATTGGGCGTCCAGGATACGCCAAGCGATATCAACCCCGTTGCTTCTAACCATTCCTGCGTTTGCCCATTTACCAGATCGAGGCATTGAAATTTTGGTTTCTGCGATTTCTTCAAGCACGGTTTTAAAATCAGCGCCCCCATTACTTGACAACGCTCCTGCAACATTCTCCCAGAGCAGAAACCTCGGAAATATTCCGCATGTATCGTCCCTCATTTCTCTGTTAATTCTTATAGCTTCCATGAATAGCCCCGATCTTGTTGAAGACACTTCTGCTTCGCTGAAACAATCGGGGCAAAAGGAGTGAAGCGCTTTAACTTCCGCAACAGTTTTCTTTTCATAAGCGTATCCGCAATCGGAACATACAACTTTCATACCCGCCCCTTTACCGGCCGCGCTTAAATCCTGACAAGGGCTCCCGAATGTTACCACATCAACCGGGCATATCTCTGAACCATTGACTTTCGTAATATCGCCTAAGTGCTGAAGTTCTGGGAAGTGTTTTTTACTAACAGCAATCGGGCCAGGCTCTACCTCACTTGCCCAAACCGGAATGATGCCGTGCCGCAAAGCAGCCAAAGGAAAACCGCTTATACCATCAAAATGACTTCCTAACAACGGTATATTCATAGCAAGCAGTCCTCTATAAATTTCTCAGCTTCTAACTCGATCAAATTCTTAACGCCTTGTTTATAGTAACTTTCTTTTAGCTCGATCCCCACATAATACCGATCGTATTTAATCGCTTCATGCCCTGTACTACTAATGCCGTTAAAAGGATCTAATACGACGTCACCAGTATTTGTCCAAAGCCGCAAAGCTCTTTCAATTACTTCTAGCTGCAAAGGGCAAATATGACGTTCATCGTCTTCACTTCTTGCGGCCTTATATTGAAGTGTGTTTGAAGGTTTAATATCCATCCATACCGGCGAGGCGTACTCTTGCCAATCAGATACCGGAAAGGATTCATTTGTATGAGTAACAGGATCAGGGTTTACACCGGGTTTTCTGAGGGTTACTAAATAATCAGGAATCCCCTGCCGACTTAGGCAAGAATCTTTTTTTAACTGCTTATGAAGTAGGCCAAGTGCTTTGGTCCTTTGCATAGCCGTAACAGGATTTTTCCAGATTGTCACTTGGCTATGAAGCACGAAACCAGCTCGGTTAAATATGCGGATTAGGTGCCCCCTGAAATCTCTTAACCCAATTACACCGTCACGCTCTTTATGCAGCGGCAAATCCATGCAGTGTATTGATATGTTCCGTCCTGGTTTCATTACCCGGTACAACTTCAGAGCTAAAAACCGCATATGTTTGGCAAACTGACGATAATCTTTGTTATTGCCTATATCCCTTTCGCTGTTGCTGTAAGTGTAGAGAGAGGCAAACGGCGGCGAGAATATGGAATAATCAATAGAGTTTTCCGGAAGCCCATCCAGGACCTCGCAACAATCACCGTGGTAAAGTGCCCACATATCGCCGTGAGTTTGATTTAATACCTTCACATCATCCGGCCTCCTTTAGCCATGCAGGCAGTGTCATTTTTACTGAAGGGATATAAATCCCAGAATCACGCCTAGTCGCTTGAATGTTTTCTTTCGTTATCTCTTGTGTAGAGCTGATCATGCTTTTCAGCATGATATTGAATTCTGCTTCTTTACGCTTGATGTTTTCGACAACAGCGCCTTCTACATCGGAGGAAATAACATGCACGTTAACTTGCTTCTGCTGGCCAAACCTCCAGCACCGTCGAACAGCTTGATAATACTGTTCAAAACTGTGTGACAAACCCACAAATGCCTCATTGCGGCAGTGCTGCCAGTTCAGTCCAAACCCGGCTATACTCGGCTTTGTGACCAAGCGCTTCACTGTACCATCTGTAAAACCTTTTAGAATCTTCTCTTTGTATTCCGGCTTATCACCGCCCCGGATTTGCACAGCCCCTTCGATTGCATTGACCAGGGCGTCAGCTTCATCATTCAAATTGCACCAGATAATAAAAGGTTCATCAATGCTATTTACAATCTCAGCGCATTGTTTTACGCGTTCAATCAAAGTGTCTTTAGCGGCTAATCGCTGATCAGTCAATGTCTTCGCCTGTTCTTTACCGGTAATGATGGTGTGCGGAATAATATTCAATTCTGGAAGAATAAAAGCGGAACCGTCATATCCCAGGTCTGCCGGGTTTTGCATCATAACCGCCCAGGAGGATACCCAACGCCAATACTCTTCCTGCGCGTGACCTTTTAAGCGCCATTTGCTTGTATCGCCGCCATCGTGAACAAAGAACATCGAGAGCATTTCATTTCTTGTCATCACGCCAAGAAATTCGGCATGATTAGCCAGCTCCATATAATCGTTAGGGCTTGGCGTAGCTGTGCAAGCTAACTTAAACCGGGTATCAGCAAAGGCGTCAATAATCTGGTTTCGCATTTTACCTGCGAAGGATTTTAAGATTGAGCTTTCATCGAGTACGATTCCGGAAAACTCAGCAGGATCAAAACGCTCGAGCTTTTCATAGTTCGTGACGTTAATACCGTCGATCACGTCAGCCTTACTGTTGCATTGCTTAACTTCGATGCCGAATTTGGCACCTTCTGCTGCTGTCTGACCGGCTACGGCTAAAGGTGCCAATATGAGTACCGGCTGCCAGGTGTTCTCGAAAACGTGATTCGCCCACTCTAGCATCTGGAGCGTCTTACCTAATCCGCACCCTTCAAATAGCGCAGCTTTACCCTTTTTAAGCGCCCATTGAACAATATCATGCTGGTACTCAAATAGGTTTTTGTTAATAGCACCTGCAGGAACATCAATTCCCGCAGACGCTACAACGATTCGTTTTTTATCTAGAAACTCGTTGTAATCCAAAATTCACACCACCTTAGCCCATCAAGATAAAAAGTCTTCCAAATCATCATCTGCCGGTTCTTCCCTTGATGCTTTACGGCTGATGATTGAATCTTCATCCTGGAAACGCCCGTCAATCAAGTGTCGTAAAACTTCCAGCTTCTCCAATATGCCTTTAATATCTGCCGGCACTTTAATCTCGTTTTCAACCAGTCCTTTCACAGCACCGGCTAATGTCGGGTAATACCCTTCTGTACTCCAGCGCTCTTTGCCGCTCTCTTCTGCAACAAACCGCTGCTGCAGAATCCAGTTGTATTGATCCGAAATGATTTGCCAATCATCATTAATCTTTAGTAGGGACATATTCCACACTCTCCAGGTGGCGCTCATCCTGTTCAGCGCCTAAAATCGCATAACCGCATATATCCCGCCAGGGGCTTTCCCCAAATGCTTTTTTATCGCCCCGGGCAATACGGCCAATCTTGTCCATTACGCGAAGGACCAGGAGAGCATCATCGTACTGTTCCGGTTTAATCCCTTCCGGATACAGTATTTTAAATATATCTTGAGCCCCGCGAATCATATCGCCGTAAGCAGCTTGCTTTTCGGTTACTAAGCGCCCAACTTCAGCGCCAATTGATTCATATACTGAGTCGTAATTTTTAGGTGTTGCCATTTTTCATCCTCCACTCTTTCATGAAAGTCCGTGTAATAGCTGGCCTACTCCAGGTTCTTGCAAACCGCTCCCATTCCTGATCGTATTTAATCCGATCCTCTGGTTGAAACAGCTGCGCAAAAGGTAATGCCCCAGCTTCATAAACTTCAATAAGTCTTTGCTGATTTTCTTCCATGCTGTCACCGACTAGTACATAGCATCGAATTTTATTCTGACTGAAGCCTGCTCTCTTCAGCCTTTCGCACGCTGTTTTCAGATCGTTTAACGCGCCTTTGGTATCACAGGCTAGCCAAAGTTCATGGATGTGTAAACCGCGCATCTCTTCAATATCCCAATCGGTCAGCCAGGTAGTTTTTAGCCCGCCTTTAAAATCAATTTTTCGCTGAGTTTTAAGCATGTCATAGACTTTTCGACGATGGCCCAAGGAACAACCTAAGAAATTATTATCTTGGATGATGTTCCCGGCTTTGACCTCGGTTTCTCTTAATCTTCCTTCTCTCTTAGGTACAAAGCACCATGGGCATTCCAGGGGGCAGCCACGGCTACAAAAGGTTATTCCGGGGGCAACATACAGCCCCGGAATAAATTCAGAAGTACACGGATCATCAAAAGCTGGCCCACCTACAAGAACAGGTTTGTTGGTCATTTCCTGCCAAGACTCTTGAAGTTCCAGGGCCCGTTCTTTATCCCACGTAAAGACTGCGCAGACATGGATTTCATCGTGTTCCGGTATAATAGCCCCTGGTTCATCGAAAAAGCAAAGATCATCTATCGGTGTAAAAGATGATTTCTTAGGAAAAACTCTGATGATCCTTTTCATCTCAAACCATTGTTCCGGGAATCTCCACTTTGCCACGAAATGCAGCGCTTTCCCATTCCGAACGATAATTTTGTTTTGACTTTGTTTCAATGCTGATCGAATGACGCTCAATTTTAATACCTGGCATTTTTCTTAGCAAATCCTCACGGATTAATTGCTTTAAATCTTCTTCCGTATACTCGACACTGATCTTCCCAGCCATAAAACATCCTCCTTAATCATCTTTTTTATAATAAGCAGTTTCGTACCCATCACCCCGAAGCTGCAGTCCGGGAGCCCACGGTATCGGTTTCCCCATCAATTCGCCCAGATGATCAACAGAGCCAAAACCAAACGGTACTTCACACACAATTTCATCATGGACGTGCATCCCGATTTTATAGCCGGCATCATCCGCCCGGAACATTGCTTCCCTCAGGCAATCTCGTGCAACGGCCTGGACAATATTTTCCACCAGTTTGCCGCCGTAAGTTTTCAACCGGCCCCATTGCTTCGTTTCCTGGTCCATACCTTCATAAGTGAGGGACGGCTTCTGAAACTTCTCGTCAATTTCAATTCGCGGCCGTACATACGCTAAGCGCCGCCCGGACGGTAATCTAATAAACAGCATTCCGGATTCAAATCTGAAGGCAATTCCTTTAACGAAAGCTACTGTGCTTTTTTCCATAACCGCTTCTATAGCGGCCCTCTGTGCTGCCCACCATAGCTGCACGATATGCGGGTTTGCTTCGCGCCAGGCTTTAACCAGGGCGGGTAATTCTTCTTCCGTTAGTCCGTTCTTTAAAGCGCCCATTTTGACAAGCGCCCTGGGGCCGCCTTGATACCCTAAGGCCAATTCGGCAACTTTCCCTTTTTGTCGTAGGGGGGAGTTTTTATCAATAGACTCTAACGGTACCTTGAACATTTGCGCGGCCGACGCCTCATAGATTTTGCCGTGACTTGCAAATACGTCCAGCCTCCACTGTTCACCGGCTAACCATGCTATTACCCGGGCTTCTATCGCGCTGAAGTCAGATACAATGAAGCGTGAGCCTTCTTCCGGAATAAAAGCGGTTCTAATCAGCTGAGAGAGTACACCCGGCACATTGCCGAAAAGCAATTCCAGCATTTCATATTCACCAGCTCTTAGCAGCTGCCGGGCTAAGTCCAAATCTTTTAATTTGTTTTGCGGCAGGTTTTGCACTTGTACTAAACGCCCCGCCCAGCGGCCGGTACGATTGGCCCCGTAAAACTGCAGCAAGCCACGTATGCGGCTGTCGGGGCATACGGCCCGGGCCATAGCCTCATATTTCTTAACAGAGGTTTTAGAGGTTTCCTGTCGTAGCTCCAGCACCCGTTTTACGGTATCACTTTCTGTCTGCTTCAGCAGCACCGGAATGGACTCTTTATTGAGTGAGTCAATCTCTATGCCTTCTGCATCTTCTAGCCATTTTTTCAGCTGTGCCACGCTTTTAGGATTGTCTACTCCGGTCAACTCGACAGCTTCCGCAATTAACCGCTTTTGATAGGCGGTATCGCAGGCGATTGCGTGAGCAACAAGAGTCTGATCCACTTTCACGCCATACTCATTGATCCGTTGATCTAAGGCCCATAGTTTACGTTCTTCCTCGGGCGGTTGAAAGCGCAGCATTAACTTTCTCGCTGCTCTCTCTGCCTCAACGTCAGCAGCACAATAGGTTTTAAAGAGGTTCCACTTCTCCAGATCGTGAGTCGGCAGGTTGCGTGTCCGCTGTTCGTTCGATTTAGTAGGCTTACAAGGTTTGCAGAAGTAAGCAATTACAGACTTTCCTATCCCCATCTTGGCTTTATCTGCCGGTAGCTTCAGCACTTTTGAAACACCGTCCAAGGTGTGCGGTAGGCCTAGTGTTAAAGCGTGTACCGCGCTACATTGCCATTGATCCGCTGGCATTTCGTCCCGGAAATACTCATGAAGGCAAGTACGTTCAAAGTTTGCATTAAAGGCGGTTTTTAATATCGATGGATCACGCAGCGCACTTAAAACAATATCCGGTATGCGCTCACCGCGGGCTTTATCAACAATCTGTACAGGCTGATCATCAAAGGCGTACCCAAAAAGTAAAATCTCAAAGTCAGGTGAACTTACATACGGGTAAACGCCTGTTTTCTTTAGGTCAACGCTTGAATAGGTTTCAAGGTCAATGCTGAGAACGCTCATCCTAACAGATCATCCAATTCCTTTTGTTCTCGCTCTTCATCCAATCTCAGCCGATCCAGCGCTGCCATATCTACCCGTTGAAATGCCCAATTCGTTGCCTTCTTTGAATTACTGAGAAAGCCGTGTACCCGCCCGATGCTGCAGCCGCGTGCCGTGTGGCAAACGACTAAATCGTCCCTCACCACGTCCAATTTGGTTTTGAAATCATATAAAACTTCCGTGTTACCAGCGAAAGTTACCTGAATAAATCGCATTGCCCATTCCTCCTTTTGATATAACAAGAGGCGGGATATTTCCCCGCCTCTTTTACTAGCTAGAGGCTAGTTCAGAATGTCGTCATCGTCAAACTCCAACTCGTCAAAATCATCTTCAGCACGTGATCCACCGCTCAACGGCTCACCATCGGCCCATTTCTGCACGTTGTTTAGGGAAACACCGATTCCCTTACCCCCGCCCTTATTAAAGGCGAAGAAATCAACCGATACACGGGCATAGCACCCGCTATATACTTCAGACGGATCAGTAATTTCATTTTTAAATCTATCGACTATCCCGGGCTTACGCGTATTTGAGCAATTGAAGAAATAATGTCCGGCGTACTCGGGATTTTTTTCTGCTTTGACTTCTCCGTCGCGAAGAGCGGATTTCATTTCACTGTTGAAACGGCTGCCCCAAACCTTTTCACTTTTAGGATCATTTTTAACCGCTTCAATAGCTGCTTTGATTTGAGAAAGCGTAGCTTTATCAGATTTCGGAATTAATACAGCTGTTGAGTATTTAGGGGTATCAGTTGGTTTATCTCCCGGTTTTGGCGTAAAAATATAAGCATAACATAATCTCACTTTACCTGTAATTACTCGATTAGCTGGTTTGCTTTTTCCTTGATTACTCATTTCACATTTCTCCTCTAAATTAAAATTTATATAGCTTCACTAAAATCATTTACGGCCGACTGCACTGATGATATCTCCGGACGCTTGTCCGACTCTGGAACAAGCGTAGGCTTTCCTGTCGGCTTGATCACTAGACTACTAAGCAATTCATTAAACTTTTTCTTGGTGATGGCTTTTTCCATATCAGAGATACCAAGAATCTCGCGGGGGTTATAGATCTTTGTTTCTTCGTAACCCGCACCGGTAAGGGTGTCAGCAACGGCCTTTTCATCTGTGTATTTCCGGTTACTGCGTCCCTCGACAAGCTTCCAGCCGGGCCACTTTTTACCGTGCTTCTCAGCTTGTTCCAGCGCATAATCTTGTAGATCTTTTGCCCACTGCTTCAGCTGATCGGCTTTAACAAGTACTTCGCCCACCTCTTCATCAGTCAGCAGCGCTGGATCTAAAAATTCAAATTTGGCTAACTCCAGGTTGTAATCTGCCCTGGCTCTGCATGTTGCTTTTGCCCGGCAGAACCGGCAATGATCACCGGCCGCAAATTCACCCTCGCCGGCTATGGCTTTTTCAGCTGTAGGCTTTACAGTTTCTACAGCCCATTTCAGCAGCTCGTCCACCGTGATTTCATCCGTAGAGATACTATCCAGGCGCGGCTGGCAAATCGTCATCATTACCTTGTCAATGTCATACAGCATACTGAGATCACCGTAAGCGCCAACACCATATAACCGCATTTGCGTGTTACCCTCTGCTGACACCGGTACGCCCTTGCCGTATTTCAGGTCAATGACTTCCACATAGCCATCTGCAACAATCACCACGTCACCGGTGCCGAATCCTTCTGGCACTACTTCACTGAAGTCTAAACGCTGTTCCAGCATGATCACAGCATCTTTAGTCCTGGCCAGCGCCGCATTGATTCGCTCTTTCACAAAATCAACGTAACTTTCAACATAGCTTTCCAGCTCTTCAGAGTAGTACTGATTAGTCTTTAACTTTGCATATGCGGCCTCGTGCTTGCTCTTACTGACCTTTTGAACATACGCACGAAGTTTATGCTCAGCCAGCTCATGGGCGAAGGAGCCTTCTTCTGCGAAGGCACTTGTTGAATCCGGGAACTGCTGTTCAAGCCTTGCGCTTGGCGGGCAACTTAGCCAACGTTTCGACGCTGAAGCGCTAAGAATTGCATGGGCAGCCATTATAGCGCCTCTGCTGCTTCAAGTACTTCGGCATATTTATCTTCCGGAATATCCGTCAGCTTTTCAGCACCGAAAGAAGTAATCAGCTCTTTTACTTCGGTCTTTTTACCAGCGCGGGATATTGCAGTTAATTTTTCGCGTACAGCTTCAAGAGTGACAACGGGTTTGCTTTCAACAGGCTTTGTTTCATCTGGTTTTTCTTCGGACTTAGCAGGCGCAGCTGCAGCAGCCGCTTCCTCTTTCGCAGCTACAACTTCAGTCGGCTCTGCTGCAGCTGTAGCCTTTTCCTTTCTTGTCCGGGTAGTAGTTGTTGGCTTAACTTCTTCAGCCGCCTTAGCGTCCTTAGCATCGGCTACAGGGCCATTCCATGAGGCAATGAAAGATTGTAAAAGACCTTCTATCACTGGGGCATTGATCGTCACGTTTACATTGATATCCATAGTTCAAACTCCTCCAAATACGTATTTAATCTAAAAACTCGTTAGGCTCTTCTTCAACTGACGCGGATGTTTGTTTCATAACCCGGTCAAACTGCTGCAGCTCAGCAGTAATCAAGCCGTGTCTTTCAATTAGAGAAGGGAATTCCTTTAGGTAATAATCCCGGGTGGACCATTTCACGTCACCGTTAGCGGTTTCTTCTTTCACGCAGCGGCTTAACTGCTTGTCGAGTATGTAGGCCTTAAGCTTATCGTCAGCACTGGCCCACAAGTCAGCATTAATTAGAATCCGGAAATGCTTGTCCATCTCAAAACGATTAGGACCTGAGATTACTGATACATCAGCGTCAACAATCTCGCCTTTCTTCTTCCAAGTGCCGTTACGCATGATGTACGAGATTTTAGCTTCAGCAAGTCTGCCGTGATTTTCGTCAATCAATCGGGCAGCCAAGGTTAAAACTGCTTCAAGGGCATTTTCGAACTTAGGGCCAGCTGGAGGTTTTGGAATTTTAGGTCCGCGCTTTTTAGCCAATTTTTATTTCACCCTTTCATGTATAAATTTTTGCTAATGTGCATATCATAAAATGGGAAGTTCTGTTCTTTTCACAACTCAATAAAAAAATCACTTACTGCTGCCTCTTTGATCAATGGTTCCTTGGAGTATTTCAGCGACTTTTACATACGATTGCTCTTGCGTTTCTGCATGGCGGATCTGACAGTATTGAATTGCTTCAGCCAGGAATTCAGTGGGTATTTCTTCGCCCAAATCACTGGCCATAATTGACACCTACCCTTTTGCGTTATAGAATGAAGTTGAGATTTTTTGTTAGTCGCTTTCCGTGTGGAAGCGGCTTTTTTCTTTTAGGCACTCATCTGGGATACAAAAGTCTCTATTAGGGCAAGTTTTGCAGCTCACAACGCTAGCATGAACGCGCCTACGACAATGAGACATATTACCGGCACTACGAAGTCAACCTTTGATTTTTCGGCTTGGAACTTCGTCCTAACTGATTGTACTTGCGGCGCTTCAGTAACGGGTATAACGATTACTCTCTCAATCATGATTCTCACCTCCTTTTAGTAGATCTCTTTGTGAGCTCTGGAAACCCGATTCGGTTTTCAGCTTGTCGTGCCAGCCACTCCTCAAAAGGCTTCTGAGGAATTACTATCCTATTCCCATTCATAAAAGCGGGGAATGTTGGATCTGACCTACATAGCCTGCGAATGTTATCCTCACCTAGAGGTGTAAGCGCTGCGGCTTCTTCCGGAGTGAGAGCTAGTTTATTAACTGGTACAGCATCAGCCATTCGGAACAGCGCTCCTTTTCGATTTTTTAGTAAGTGCAGCTATGTTTTGAGGGTCAAAAAGGAAAGATCTAGTTCTAAACATTTAGCGAGTTCCACCAGCGCATTGACGCTTGGCATATATCTGCCTTTCTCGATGTCCGCAATGTAGCTTCGCGACAAACCCGAAACTTCTGAGACTTGCAATTGAGTAAGCCCCTTTTCTTTCCTCGCTCCTAAGACCTTTGCCCCGATTACTTTTTTGTCTTGCCCATCCGTCACCATTACCACCTCCACGATTTGATTGTATTGTATTTCCGTCATTTTGTAAAAACGCAAAATTAAGCATTTTAGACCTTGTAAGAGCATTAACGAGAGATTACTTGCTAATACATCATTTTGCTTTAAATTACTTGTATTTCCGTCATTTTATGAGTTGTATTACCGTCAAACATATTCTATAATAATCTTTAGGTCGGTATATACGACATTTGACAGGGGGTTTTAAAATGTCACTTGGTTCAAAAATCAAGAGCCTTAGAAGAAAGCGGAAAATCACCCAAAAAGATCTAGCGGCAAAGGCAAACATATCGAGGTCATATCTAGCCGATGTGGAGAACGACAGATACAACCCTAGTTTTAGTACTCTTGAAGATTTAGCAGATGCTCTAAATGTTTCTACTGACCGCCTCACAGGAGAAGCTTTAATTAACATTATTGAGGGCCGTCTTAGTGAACTTGGAATGACAATGGCTGAACTGTCGAAAAAAGTTCAAATTTCTCTTAACTATTTAGAGGGCCTCGATGATATACAACCCGGAGGTTATGATTATGAAATGATGGCGCCGATTGCCGAAGCTCTTGATCTTCCACCGGGAGCATTAAGGTCTGCACTCGCGCGTCAAGAGCCCCCTAATTACGAAGGTCCGGTCAGCAGTGCGGCTGAAGATTTTGCCGAGCCTTTTACTGAAGACAAAGAAATAGTAGAGCTCGCGCGTAAAATAAAAAAACTCCCTTCTGAAAAGAAGGAAGCAATTAAGCGAATTGCTGAAACAGAGCAACCACTGCCGAACTGTCAAACTATCGCCGCTCATCGTACTGATGATCCCTCCAGTGAGCTGCCGGAAGAAGCAAGAAAATCAATCGAAGACTTCAAAAAATTTATATTTGAAAAACACGGCGTTAAGTACGATTGAGGGAGTCAACTGATGGAAAACATGTTGAACTTAGCTCACAGCGAGAAGATAATTGTTGAAAAATTTCATTTGGAACCGCCGCTAAAAGGAATTTACATATGTCAGACCGAGCGCCCGCCTATTATCGGCTTAAGCAGTTTGATAAAACACCTCTCAGAAGAAAGGTCTATTATGGCAGAAGAATTAGGGCATCATTTCACATCTGTCGGTGACTGCTTACCAAAGCAGTTTTTCAATTACGCCCATCGCCTGACAATTGATAAATCAGAGTATAAAGCCCTCAGATGGGCAGCCAATTATTTAATCCCCGATGAAGATTTACTTGAAGTGCTACACGACGGTTTATATCGCCCTGGTGAAATAGCGGAGCACTTCTGCGTGAACCTACAAATAGCCACTCTGCGAATTGAGTTGTTTAAAAACAGCGCTTATAAAAATTTTTTACCCCTTAGATCAAACATACGTTCCATCAAAGGAGGTGAACTATAAAACTGAGCCATGTCCGTTTGTGTGTCCGACTGCTATTTTCTCTTGCGTGCGCTATTATAGCGTATATGGTGTATATAGTAGGTCTTATTACTCTATATATCTATAATTTATTAATTAATAGAGATTAACAGACACAGTAGACACATAAACCAGCAAAGCCTTACAACTACTTCACTTGCGGGTGTGTCCGGTAGTGTGTCCAGCGCAATTTAGACCGGACACGTGGACACACCTCTGCTTCGACGCGCCCGTGTACGACTTTAAGAACTGGACACAGAGGTAATCAAACCGTACACAGCAAAAATTTCAGAAAGGATTTGATTAAATGGCAAGACAAAAGAAACGTGCAGATGGTAGGTATCAAGCTAAAGTACATACCGGCTATGATGAAAATGGAGAGGCGACTTACAAATTCGTCTATGCTAAATCGACAGCGGAGTTAGAAACTAAAAAAGATGAAGTAAGAAAATTAAAAGGCATCATCGATTATCAAGACCTGACCGTCTCCGAATGGCTTGATGAGTGGATTGAAATACTCGAATCTGAGGACGAGCTTAGAGAATCCTCAATACAAGAATATGAAACCCTCTCTAGGCTCCACATTAAGCCCATATTAGGCCAAATCAAACTTCATGACCTAACACCCCAGAACATCAGAAAAATGCTTAAAACAAAAAAAGACGCTGGACTGAGCCAGCGCCGAGTGCAATATATTTATGTAACGTTAAATGCTGCAATAAAGCAAGCAATAATGGACGGAAAGTTAATAGCAAATCCTTGTACTGCTGTTAAGAAACCAACTCTAGAACAATCGGATCGCCCGGTTATATCAGATAAAGACTTTAAAAGATTAACCGTTGAAACAAAAAAATCAGCAAGCCACGCCCTTTTTGAATTGGCTTGGGATACAGGAATGCGGCTCGGCGAGCTCCTTGGACTTCCCTGGCAAAACATAAACTTTAAAACCCGGGTAATTACTGTTTCACAGCAAGTAAAAAGAACGAAGAAACTTGGTACACATATCACTAAACAACTAAAAAGTACAAAAGCTTATCGTGATATCCCTGTTACTAAGGAGATTATAGCGATCCTAAAAGAGCACCGCCGGCAACAAGAGGCGCATAAGAAAAATTTCGGTATCCACTATCAATCAAAATACGATTTAGTATTTCCGAAACTAGACGGGAGCCCAAAAGAACCTTCCGATATTTCGAACTATTTTAAAGACGTGATTCGTCGGCTAGGCCTACCCGAAACGCTCCACTTCCACGATATAAGACACACCCACGCCACAACTCTTGCCGAGCTAGGTATACACCCTAAAGCTATGCAAGTTCGTCTTGGGCATGCCACCAGCGCTTTTACAATGGACAGATACACTCACAACACCGCAAAGATGCAACAAGGTATTGCGGCCAAACTCTCAAAGCGACGTACAGAAAAGAAAAGAGAAATAAAAAAATTACCAAGTAGTCAAAAAGTAGTCAACACCCGACGGACAATAAAAAAATAAAGACCTCGCAAATTCTGCGAAGTCTTTATCTTACTGGTGCCGAGGACCGGAATCGAACCGGTACGGATGTTTCCATCCGACGGATTTTAAGTCTTAAATTTCAAAAAACCGTTAAGCCTTATAATTACTGACTACTACGGCATTAAGACCTTGTGTCTTCTATCCTCGTAGGTGTTTTGACTCCGTGTTTCGCCTTATACCTCCTTATAGTTTCTTCATCATAAGTAGTCAAAAAGTAGTCACATCAAAAAAG